GTGCTGTATAAGACCGACACGGCTTGGATACGGCTCACGCGGGCCGAACGGGCGGCGCTGCCACACGTCAAAGAACGCGCGGCCAAGCTAGCAGGCAAGGCCGCGCGGCAAGCCGCGACGGCCGAACGCATGGCGCGCTACCAGCTGACGCAAGAGCAGCTCGCCGAGCTGTGTGCGGACATCACGGCCGCGCACAAGACGACCTGGCTGGTGCTAGTCGGCCGGTCACCGGCTGCCGCACACCTGCGGCCACGGCTGGAGGTCTACCGGCGCCTGTTGGCGTTGGGTTGGACCTACTCGGCCATTGGGAAAGCCTGTGGGCGCGACCATAGCACGGTCATGTATTACATCAGACGATGGGGGACGACAGATGAGCAAGCGTAAAGCACACCCGCAAGCGCAGGACGCGCCGCAGACGATAGAGCAGACCCTACAGGACCGCGAGGCGACGCACGGCGACTTCGCGGACGTAGCGGCCTACGCGCAGCTCATGAAGGAGATCCTGCGCAATTCGACAGGCTACCGGCGCATGAACGACGCGCAACGCGAGTCCTGCGAGGCGTGGCTGTCAAAGACCGCGCGCATCATGGCGGGCGATGTCGACTATGACGACCACGCGCACGACATCGCGGGCTATGCGACGCTCTACGTGCGGGCCTGTGGCGCACGCCATGCCGAACGCGCAGCGGCTGACGCGCTGGCGGACATCGAGGCGGCGCTCAATCCTGCGCCGCGCTACGCGCCCGGCGACGTGACCGTGACGCTGGTCAACGGCGCGGCCGCAGCGTGAGACCGCACGCGACACGGGCCGCGTTCGAGCGGCTCAAGCGCGACGCCTGCGCCGAATGCGAGATCGACTCGGCGACGTTCGATGGCCGGTCACGCGTACACGCCGCCAGCACCGCCCGACACCTCGCGTGGTGGCGAGCGCGCGACAGCCTGCTGGTCTCGTATCCGCAGCTAGGCCAGTGGTCCGGCGGGCGCGACCCGACGACGGTCTGGCACGGCGTGCAGTCGTTCGACGCTTGGCTGGACGGACGGGAATTCGAAAGCGCCCTGCGCAAGCGCACTAGGGCGCTGGAGTACTACAGAGCAAAGAAAGCAAGGGGCGAGATATGACCGAGGATCTGGACGACCTGACACTGATCTACATGTACGGGTTCAAGAATGGGAAGGACAGCCTGAAGGACGAAATCGAGCGATTGTTGCTGATCGAGCAAGGCTCAGCGGAACCGTGCGACACGTGCGGCTGGCGCATGAAATTTCCCAACGCAGAATGTCGTAACTGCGAAAACGCAAAACTGCGCGACGAGATCAAGCGGTTGCGGGCGGCGCTGCAAGCCATCGCGCAATGCCCGATTCCGGTGCGGATACCGGGTCGGGTTGAACTGTGGAGCTTGGCGGTGCAGATGCAAGAGACCGCTATCGCGGCGCTAAGGGAGGCGTCCGATGATGCTGCGCCTTGATCCGCCCCTGCCAGTGGTGACGCCCCAAGGCAAGGGCCTAGCCCATGTGCTGCTGGATTATGGGGCGGAGCATGATTTATGCTGGGTCGTCTTTCAAAACGACGGCGAGTGCTGGACGTGGCGCAATCAAGACATCCGGGCCGAGACGAACGTGACATTCGGGAGGAAATGAGATGATCGACATCAACAAGAAATACCGCACACGCGATGGCCGGGAAGTTCGCATCTATGCGGTGGATGGGGCTGAATGCCTTCCCGTTCACGGAGCAATCAAATGGGTTACAGGTAAAGGATGGGAACCGCATATTGCGGGATGGCGTCCGTGTAGTTGGACTAAAAATGGAAAAGCAGTAGATGGGGAAGAGTTTTCTTGTGACCTCATCGAAGTGAAGCCCCGCATCAAGCGGACACTGTGGGTGAGTGTGTACCCGGACGAGATTACTTGGCTTGGCGTCGAAGGTTACGCAATTGGGGACGGGTGCCTTGCTCGCGTGAAGGTCGAGATCGACTGCGAAGAGGGAGAGGGGCTGTGAAGGCACTCGCGACGCGCGACAAGCTGATCGCGCAGCACTACATCGCCGGGCGCAAGCTGACCGACATCGCGCGCTTGTTCGGGCTGCGTTCGCCGGGGCACGTCAGGATTATCGCAAGGCGCACAGGCGCACCGCCGCGCAAGAACGGGAGGCCGCCCCATGATCGACCATAAAGCCGCCCTGCGGGCACTGGCGGCGCAAGATGGCTGCAAGGCGTCGCTGCTGGCCGCTGCGCACATCGAGTACATCGAGCGGCAGCTCGTCAGCTCTCGGAACTACTCGGAGAACCTCCGGCGCAAGCTGGAGCGCGTCCGCCACCAGCGCAACGAGCTGCGGCGGCAACTGATGGAGAAAGAAGATGATTGAGGTAATTTCTGTGCTGATAATGATCCCAGTGGTTGTCATGGCTTGGGTTGGAATGGCCGCAGTCTGTCACCTTTTTTGGAGTAACTTTTTCAATGATTGAGTTTATGAAACAATATTAACTAAAAAAGACATGCGTCAGACATAAAACCGCAATAAGCTCCGCCGCGAACGACGGAGGCGGCGACATGATGCTAAGTGCGGCAGAATTGCAAACGCTGATCGTGCAGATGGGCAGCACCGCACGTGTCGCCGAGCATATCGGTCGAAACGAAAGCACAGTCCGATACGCGATCCGGCGCAACAAGCCGATCCGCGTATCGGATCTGATTCGCACCGCCAGCCTGCTAGAAGCCGAAGTGGCGGCGCTACGTGCGGCGCGCGATGCCAAGCCTCCGATCCGCACGCGCATTATTCCAGCAAGAGAAGGACGCTCGACCCGCGTCGTCGCGATAGGCGACACGCACGACGAACCAGGCATGGCCAAGGACCGCTTCAAATGGCTGGCGCGGCATTGTGTCGCACGTATGCCCGACAGAATCGTCCAGATCGGCGACTTCGCGTCGTGGAACTCGGTGTCGTCTCACGAGGAGCGCGGCAGCCTAGGCTACGCGCAGCGCCCTAGCTTTCAGGAAGATCTGCAATCCTGCGGCGAGGCGATGGCCGCGTTTTATAAAGAGACCTCCGGCCTGAGCATCCCGCTAGAGTTGGTCTGCGGCAACCACGAGGATAGAATTCAACGCTTTGAGAACAAAACGCCAGAAACTGTTGGAACTTTATGGGCGCAATTCGAAGACCTGTGCTCTAGGCATCGCTGGCGGCTCCACCTTTACGGGCAATGGTTGATCATCGACGGGGTCGGGTTCATCCATGTGCCGATGAACATCATGGGCCGCCCCTACGGCGGACAGCAGGCTGAGAACCAGATCGCAAACCATGCCACCCACAGCATTGTCTTCGGCCACACACACCGCGCCTCGTTCCGCAAGACGCCCAAAATCGGCGCGAACCATTCTATAGAAGTCATGAACTTGGGGTCAGCCATGCCACACGGCTACGTGGCCAAGTACGCTGGCACGGCGACGACCGGCTGGAGCTACGGCGTGTACGAGCTGGAGCTGCGCGGCGGCCACGTCGTGTCCCACACGTTCACGTCAATGGCGCAGCTTGAGGAGCTGTATGCCTGATGCCGGGGCTACACCCGCACGAACGCCTTATTCACGATCTTGTGAACGAGTTCCGGTATAAATGGAGCGGATCACAGACCGAATTTCGCATGGCAGAGGAGTTGATCGCGCTAAATCTTGTGATCTTGGCGCAGGAGCAAACGATACAGGATCTGTTGAAGGATCGACATTTGGCATTCTATCGTGAACCCCCAAGAACGGACGCGCCCAATGGATGAAGACAACAACGACAACGTGGTCCACATCGACGACTCCGAACCAATGTTCTTCAACGACATTGTGTCGCAACGAGCCATTGCATTCGTAACGCTGGCGCATTTTTCCGAAACATCAGTGGACAAAAAAACAAAAGAGTTGACGCTCTTGATGATGCAGAAACTCATCACGTCCATCAAAACGCCATCGACGGCGGAACTCAAAACGATAAACTAGGCGACCGCCCCGGCTATCAACCGGGGCGGCGCTCTCATTTTACGATCTTCAATCCCGTCGTGGGCGGCGCTTCCAGCATGTTGCGCAGCTCCGACTTGCTGTGGTTGCGCGCCATGTCTGGCGTGGCGAAGACGTGCTTCTTGGTCATGTGCGCGCCAGACGCCAGCCGCCCCATGTCCACCCACCCGGCCTCCTTGAGCGCGTGCAGCAGCGCCGCCTGCGGGATCTTGACGCCCGCCGGAGCGGACGCGACCAGACGGTCGCAGAGCGCGAAGAACGGCGAGCCGATCACGCCGCGCGAGAACTCGCCAGCCTTGACGCGGATCAGGTCTACAAGGAAGCTCTCCGCGATGCTCATGCCATGCTCAACCAGGTTCGCCTTGAACTCGGTGAACGGCGGCGCGGCCGCCGGATTGAACTTCGACACGTCGCGGGCGTGCATCCACGCCGCGACCTTTTCGAACCCTCCGGCCTTGTACCAAGTCCACAAACGGTCAGCATCCGCCGGTTCCATCCGGGGCGCGTTAGACCAGAGGCAGAACCAGCGGCGGTCCTGCGAGGGAATGCTGATCGGCACCGGGTCGTTCGTGAACGCCAAGACGAACATGCGGTTCAGCATGTTGTAGGGGTGCAAGCCCTTGCGGTTGACGACGATCATGTCGGGCGGGGCGGCGATGACGGGCTTCAGCTTGTTCGCCAGCGCGCGGCGCTGCGCCGCCTCCGGCTCCTTCAGCTCGTTAAGGATCAGGATCTCGCTCTCCAACTGGTAGCCCCACTGCGACGACAGCGCGTCGTTGTCGATCAAGCCACGGTTGCGCAAGTTGGGGCCGCACACCGCCCAGATGAACGGTGCCCACATGCTGTCCTTGCCGCAGCCTTCGTCACCGCCGTGCAGCGCGGCGTGGTTGATCTTGATGCCGGGGTTCTGGATCTTGAACGCCATCATGTTGAGGGTGTGCTCCAGCTCCTCCGGCTCCGGCACCAGCAACCGGCAGTGGTCCAGCCACGGCGTCACGTCACCGGGCGTCACGCCCGATACGTCCGGCCGCGCGTTGCGCCAGCGGTTGCCGTACACCTCGCCGTCACGCGCGACCAGCACGGCCTCGCCAGCGGCGTAGGTAACACCGCGCAGCAGCCGGGCGTTCATGGCTTGGCGGTTCTCGTCGAAGCAGATTGACGCCTCAACTTTGCGCCCATTGTGGATTGACTGGCAGGGAACGTGGCGATAAATCGCGTTAAAGGTGGTGCGGCCCAGCTCGCGACAGTCGCGGATGTCGAAGAACGAGTCGTCGTCCAAGATGTAGGCGAAGCGTTCGTACCAGTCGGTCTTCTCGACGCGGCCCAGCTCCTTGCGCTCCACGTCCGCGATCACTTTCGCGGCATCGTCGGAAAACATCTCGGTCGGCGTCAGCTTGGACAGCGTGTTGCTCATGTGTTCGGCCAGCAGCTCGTCGCGCAGGCCAGGATTGACGCGCGGCCCACCATTATCGCAGACCCAGCCCAAGAACGCACGGCTGTTGAAGTCCTCGCAATGGCCGTGGTAGCAGCAGAACGAGCGGTCAAGGGGCTTGTAGCGCGCTTCGATCTGGCCGTCCGTATGCTGGGCGCTGTTCGGGCAGACGACGCCCATCCAGCCCTCCGCGTTGACATTGGACAGCACCAGCCCTTGATCGTTCAGCCACTCCAAGACGCTGTCCTTGCCGGTGTCGCGCAGGCGGAAGCTCACGCCCTGCGCCGTGTCGGCCTCGGCTGGCGTCACGCCAAGCGCGGCGCAGATTCCCGGCAAGGTAAACTCGCGTTCGGGATTAAAGGAAACGAGCCTAGCCTTGAACCCATCGCGTCCGGGTTTAAGGTTAGTTGAACCCGGAATGCGGAAGTTCCGCACGGCGTTGGTCGCGCCGGGGTCGGTGTAACCTGCGGCCGCAATCGCCTTGATTGCTGCGGTAAATTCGCCCTTGGTCGGCTGGTCGCTGAAGGCGTAGCCCCACTGGAACGACCCCGGCGAGGTCTCGATGACCCACGTCGGCGGCAACGGCGGTGCCTTCGCCTTCGTGCCGACATCGTCCAGCATCAGGCACAGCACGTACTCGCAATTGGACGCGCTGGCGCTTGGCTGACCTTCGCTGAAACGGTCAACAATGAACGATCCGGTGTTCATGTACCAAGCTTCGCCCGCCTTTGGCGTGCGCGTCGGCAGGTATGCGGGCCACGTATATTTCAGCGTCCCATCGCCGTGCGTCACCTGCTTGCCGTTGTGCATGACCGGCTTCTGCTTGACCAGCAGCGGCGTCTCGCCGTGTTCGGCCAAGCCTTGGATGAATTCGATAAAGTCTCTCATGTGACCCGTTCTCCCCGTTTATTTCCCGTAACGTCTCATCGTGTGCACCTCTATGCCGAGTGGTATTCCCTCGGCCCACGTCGGTGTGGAGCACATGATCCGCTTCATCGCCTCGACCGTACGGTCGGGATCGTCCGTCTCCAGGACGATTTCGTCATGGACATGCAGCACGGGTTCAAACCCCTCCGCGTCCAGCATCCGCAGCGAATAGCGCAACAGGTCGTTGGCCGTCGCTTGCGTCACATTCTCGCACGCCAGCCCCTTCCAAAGCCGGGCGCGTGGCCATTCTTTCGCATCTGCGGCGGGCTTCCACGCGGCCTTGGCGTAAGTGACGCCCTCGGCCTCCAGACGCGCGAACGGATAGCAGAGCACGCGGCCGGAAGGCAGAGCGTACCAGAGGTGCGATCCGTCGAACAAGTAGGTAATCCGGCCCGCCGTGAACTCGTGGCCCTTGTGGCGCATGGCGCGCGTATACGCCTCCTCCAGATC